TTATACAACGACATTGACGATTCTTCCCGGGACTACAATGACTTTTTTCGGACTCTTGCCTTCGAGCCAACGTGCTGCTTCGGGAGCAGAAAGGGCTGCTTGCTCTACATCCTCTTTGCTCATATCTGCCGGCAGTTCGATATTGAAGCGAACTTTGCCATTGAAGCTCACCGGATAGCGTACACAGCTCTCCACCAGATACTCTTCATTGTATTCAGGCCAAGCTGCAGTTACGATACTGCCTTCCGCTCCCAGTTCCTGCCACAGCCACTCGGTGATATGGGGTGCGAAGGGAGAGAGTACTGTCAGCAGCGGGCATAGTATGGTCCGAGAAGTAGTTTTGGCCGCTGTCAGCTCGTTCACGCAAATCATGAAGGCGGGTATCGAAGTATTGAAAGAAAAAGATTCAATATCCTGTCCTACCTTTTTGATGAGCTTGTGCAAGCTCTTCAGCTCCTCTTTTGTCGGTGTCGTATCGGTGACGCGTATACCATCTGCATTGTAGAACAACGCCCAGAACTTTTTCAAAAAGCGGTGTACACCATCGATACCATTCGTATCCCAAGGCTTGCTTTGCTCCAGCGGCCCGAGGAACATTTCGTACAGTCGGAGGGTATCGGCTCCATAGCGAGCGATAATATCATCGGGATTGACGACGTTGAACATGGACTTACTCATCTTCTCAATAGCCCATCCGCAGATATACTTGCCATCTTCAAAGATAAACTCAGCCGAAGCGTACTCCGGACGCCATGCGCGGAAACGGTCTATGTCGAGCTGATCGTTCGATACGATATTGACATCTACATGGAGTGGAGTTACCTCATATTGCTCGCGCAGTCCGTAGCTGACGAATGTGTTGGTATTCTTGATCCGATAGACGAAGTTAGAGCGTCCTTGGATCATTCCCTGATTCACCAGCTTGCGGAATGGCTCGGCTTCGCATACGATCCCGAGATCGAAGAGGAATTTGTTCCAGAAGCGGCTGTAAATCAGGTGGCCTGTGGCATGCTCCGTACCACCGATGTAGAGATCGACATGACGCCAGTACTCATTTGCCGATTGGCTGACGAGCGCAGTATCGTTTTGCGGATCCATATATCGCAGATAGTAAGCACTGCTACCGGCAAATCCGGGCATTGTGCTCAGTTCGTATGGATAACCTTCGGCTGTATGCCAGCCGGTAGCTCTTCCAAGGGGCGGTTCACCACTTTCCGTAGGAAGGAATTTATCTACCTCCGGCAATCGGAGTGGCAGTCGATCCTCATCCAGCGCATAAGGCATACCCTCTTTGTAATAGATGGGGAAAGGTTCCCCCCAATAACGCTGGCGGCTGAAGATAGCATCGCGCAGACGGTAGTTCACCTTCACGCGGCCTAAGTGCTTTTCTCTGATATACTCCTTGGTGCGAGCTATGGCATCTTCTACCGAAAGGCCATTCAGGAAATCGGAATTGACCATTATACCGCTCTTACTGTCTTTGGCATCCTCCCATGTGGCAGGATCGGTAGAAGCTTCTCCCTCGGGTATCACAACTTGGACGATGGGAAGATCGAAATGGCGCGCAAAGGCAAAGTCGCGTGTGTCATGAGCCGGTACGGCCATAATGGCTCCTGTGCCATATCCAGCCAATACGTAATCGCTGATCCAAATAGGAATTTCCTTACCGGTAAGAGGATTGATGGCATAACTGCCGGAGAAAACTCCTGAGACTCGTTTGTCGGATATTCGCTCACGCTCTGTTCGTCGCTTTGTTTCTGTCAGATAAGTCTCTACAGCAGTGCGTTGCTCCTCTGTCGTTACTTCCTCAACCAATTCGCTCTCAGGAGCCAATACCATAAACGTGACGCCGAATATCGTGTCGGCTCTGGTAGTAAAAATCGTAAATGTGCAATCCTTACCAGCCAGACGGAACTCCATTTCGGCTCCTTCGGATCGTCCGATCCAATTGCGCTGTGTCTCTTTCAACGATTCAGTCCAATCCAGTGTCTCAAGATCATGCAGCAAACGCTCGGCATAGGCCGATACACGCAGACACCACTGGCGCATCTTCTTTTGCTCCACGGGGTGTCCACCGCGCTCGCTTACTCCGTCCTTGACTTCGTCGTTAGCCAATACGGTACCGAGGGCCGGACACCAATTGACCATCGTGTTACCCAAATAAGCCAGACGGTAATTCATGAGTATCTCTTGTTGTTCTTTTTCGCTCATGGCTGTCCACTCCTCCGCAGTAAAATGGACTCCTTCGCTGCATGCCACATCGAGACCTCCATTGCCTTGTCGGGCAAAAACTTCAATCAGCTCGCTTATCGGTCGTGCCTGCTGTGCTTGATTGCAGTAGTACGAGTCGAACATCTTTAGGAAGGCCCACTGCGTCCATTTGTAATAATTCGGATCACAAGTACGAATCTCGCGTTCCCAATCGTACGAAAAGCCGATTTTGTCCAGCTGCTCGCGATAGCGAGCTGTATTTTCTTCTGTTGTTTTTTCGGGGTGTTGGCCGGTTTGGATGGCATATTGTTCGGCAGGTAGGCCGAATGCATCATATCCCATCGGATGCAATACATTGAATCCACGCAAACGCTTATAGCGCGAAAAAATATCGGAGGCTATATAACCAAGTGGATGCCCTACGTGCAGTCCTGCTCCGGAAGGATACGGAAACATGTCGAGCACGTAGAAAGGTTTTTTACTCGTGTCTTCCGTAACGCGGTAAACCTTGTCTTTGCGCCACTGTTGCTGCACGCGCTTTTCTATTTCCTGAAAGTTATATTCCATAATACCTTATCTCTTCGATCGATTAACTACTATTTTTCTTGGAGCAATATCGAAAAAAGGCAGTCAGCAAACGCGCTAACTGCCTTATTTTCAGTTTGAGCGGTAGGCGAGGCTCGAACTCGTGACCCTCAGCTTGGGAAGCTGAATTTTTATCGCCATTATCAGCTGTATTACAGCGCCTTCCGCTCAGGCGTTTTTTCGTTTGCACAAAATTTGCATTAAAAAATTTTGCACTGATATTGCGGGCGACAAAGTTATATTTTTTTATTCCGTCTCAAACTCCGAATAGTAGCGCACATATCTGCGCTTGTCGTATTCGTCTGTTATTTCGACAGCGTCTATTACCCCGTCATCGTATATCCCCCTGACGAGCAAGGGGCGGTCATCGCCTTTTAGGCGGACTATGTCTCCTACTTTCGGTTTTCATCTATTGGCTCAATCTTTATCTCAAGCCCCAGAGCCTCGCATAATCTATTCAGCATGTCAATCGACATACTTCTTTTTCCCTCTTCAAGCTCCTTAAGGTATCCATAATGGATGCCTGTATCTTTGCTCAGGCGGTATCTTGTGATACCGAGTTTTTTGCACCGCTCCCGTAGCTGCTCGCCGATTTTTCTCTCTATTGTTTCTCCACCCATCTGTCAACCTCCACCCAGTCGAACGCCGGGTACTCTTTTTTATTTTCAAATACGACCACCTCTATGGCTTCCAGTCCCTCGCGGACGGGGAAGCACTTTTCGATCAACGGGCGGAACTCGTGGATAGAGTTCGCCGTTAGGGCCGTTGTCTTCCGGCGGCCAATGGCCCCCTTTGGGGCCTTTGACACGAGGCTGATTTCCGCGCGATAGCGGTGTTTGGGTGACCTTAAACTTTTCATGCTTTATAAGTATTAAATAAATTCTTTATTCCTTCCAGAGTCTTCAGGTCTAAGGACTGAAGATCTTTGTTGGATATGTCAAACCCGTTTTCCTTTAGGGTCTTTATGCCGGGGATGTTGCTCTTTTTTGCAAGAGCCTGAACTATCCCCTTATTCTTTATGTGCGCCCCGGCTTGGCACACGGCAAACACGAACCGGAAAGGCCCATCAAGCGCAGGGGCAATGTCTTTTACTTGTCGTATGTGCTTCTCGCCATCCCATTTGTAGTCTATAGGGCTGCTGACCTTAAAGGACAGGCCCCAACCAGGATTCGAAATTTTCATGTTTTGATAGCACTTGCCATCACCGTCGTACGCCCGCTTAATTGACAGACGTACGCCTTTTTCATGAAGTTCGACGCCATCGGCCTCCCCTTTATACTGCCTCCACGCGGACAAAATAAAGGCGATTAGCTCGTCCGCTGAAACGTTCGTTATCGGCGTGGCAATGTTTTCTGCTTCTTGCCGCGCCTTTTCTTCTCTTTCTCGGGCTATCCTCTCCCTGATAGCCCGTTCTTTTTCCCGTTTCGCTTTGTTCTCGGCGGACGGGTATATGCCGCTTTCTCGAAATTCTTCGCGAATGGCGATCGGGACATCTTTCATCTCGATTTCACGCCAATCCCGATCGGATTGATGGTATCTATAATTACCATGCTCTCGATCTTCAAGCGCGCATGTTCCGAGTTCCGTCTCGAAAAAATATCGGGACGTTCTCGTTTTCTTTGTTTTAGAGTATTCTACGAATACTGAAACTTTTGTTGTCATTTCTTTTTCCTGTTTTTTTCAATTCTAATTTATTTTCCACCTCCTACGCGCTGAATATGCGCGCAGGTAGGTGGTTATACGGGTTGTACTCATGATCGTGGCATAATACCTCTACAGTACTCTGAATCTCTTTCTCTTAGAACTCTTTTTTTGTCAAACTCATTAAAGAAACCCTCGTGAGAAAGCATCTGCGCAAGGCTACAAAGGTTGGATTCGTGCCTATAGGCTATCATGATTTCTCCTACGTAGGGGCACTGCTGTCCGATTCCCCAGTTATCTTGCCGCACGAAGTATGCGTTTGGCGTACTTATACTTCGGGCAGTTCTTACAAAGCCGTTGAATATCACAGGAAGCCTCTTCCTCGACCTATACGGACTATAATCAGGCGTGAACACGCACCAGTCTCCGTCTATCTCCACCCAAAGGGTGTAGATTTTCCCGTCGTCCGGGAGCAGGCTTGGCAGCCTGCACAAGTCTCCCGGTGTGGCGTGCTTGCGTATATTGGCACACCATTCGTACCCGTATAATTCTTTTGGGTAGTAGTTCCACTCCCCGGGTTTCAGTGTCTCTATTGGGTGGAAATGCACTTTCTTTCCGCCCATGTAGAAGTCTTCATTCACGGAGGAGAATCCCTCTATGGTGCAGGTGTCAAACACACTTTGAGATACCTCATAGCGGTTTTTCAAGAAGCTCTCATATGAATTGGTAACATCCTTGTACCGGAGGGTTAGGCCTAATCGCCGGCCCTCTTTGACAACCCTGTTTATCTGGGCTGTCTTTATAATATAAAATCCCGGGAAATCCTCTATGACGTCTTGATCCCCTATACCGACGATGATGGCGTCGGTATTCTTTTGGATAGCTTCGGTTAGGTCTCCTTGCCCCCTCCAACGGCCCCAAATGTTTTTTTCCTCACCAGATATTTCATAGTATCTGGTGCGACGCTTTGGCCGTGGCCATATTTTTCTAATGGGACTCCACCGAGTCCCCAGATAACAGCCCCTAAACCATTCGGGCTTTATCTCCCCGTCCCGGAGCTTGTCCCTTTCTTCTTCTTCGAGGCCGGGCCAGCGACGGGCCTTGCTATCGTCGATGGCGATAACCTTCTTTTTGGATTTCTTGTTGGTTGTTATTTGTTTCTCGAATACGAAACAAACAGAGTCAGTTGTACCTCTTCTGTTTTCCACCAACAGCCAGTCACCCGTCTTGGGGCTGATGCCGTCCGGCAGTACCCAAGACCTAAATGGAGAGATTTTCTCCTCTCCTATATACACACAGTAGGCGAGCCTGTATGTATAGGCATTGCGGAGCATTTTATCCGCATTGATTTCGGGGCTTTCTTCTGCTTCCATCCACCATGGATGATATGAGTAGGGGCTTTTTTGGAGCCTACTGCTCCTATATCGGCGGACGCGCCTCTTGGGGACAGAATCTGAATCGCAATCTTCATGATCAAAATTCCTCGGCCATCCCTCCCATCGCTGTCGGTCTTCGGTATAAAAACCGAAAAATTCTTCAGGCGTGTGCATGCCTGACTGGATTCCTTTGTGAACCTTTAACAGGTCTACAAAGTTTTTTCTATACTGTAATTTTATTTTTTCTTCAGAAACCGCCAGCACTTTTTTTCTTTCGACCTGCTGGGTCGGTATTACTTTTCGCTCTATTATAAAATATACAAGGGCTGTGCTGTCGCCATTTTCGACGAGGAGTGTTTCCCCGAATCTGGGGGTTTCCATGTCGTCGGGCATCTCCCATGAATACATTCGACTGATGCGATCGTATTCATGATCTACATGGACGCAGTATGCTATTCTACGGGTATTGAATGTTTCGTTGTTGTTGTTGGTTGTTGTTGTCATTCTGTTTGTTGCTCGGTTATCACATTGAGCCATCGGTCTTGTTTGTTTTTATTATTTTTGCTAACCCATCGGCGGCTTTCTTGTTTGTCGCCTTTGGGCACCCACCCCGCATGGTTTCAGGTCACGGGGTGGGATTTTTTTATTCTTTATCTCTCGATTGTTTATTTTATGGAAGCATTGGAGACTGTCGAATCTCTTGCACTTCGAACTCGATACCTTTATCTGTAGCGTCTTTACATAAGAAGACTTTTTCTTTCACATATTCTGAGAATTCAGACAGATACAAGTCGTTAGGACTCTGGTCTTCGTTGAAATAAATGCTTATATCTTCATTGAGATCAGTCTTATCATTGATGAAGTCATATCGAGCATCTTCGATTGCAGCCTCTTTTGATGAATAAACATGTAAAGGAAGACCTGTATAAATGAAGCATTCATCAACGAATGCTTCGAACTCTTCGTCTCTCGCTTCTTCAAATGCGCGCTCAAGGTCGGGGCGCGTATCCTCATTCAGAACGATGAAGTCGGATATAATATCAATACCCTCAACGTCGTTGCCGTCTTCGTCTGAAGAACAGTCCCAACCATTTCCCTCATAGTACTCATCGAGGGAGATGGTTTTGTATTCTGTTACGTCCATCTTGTTTGAAGAGCATGCTTCGATGCTCTCTTTAAGAAGATTTCTGAAGAATGAAACAACTTCTACGTAAAGAATTGAGTTGATGTTTGTAGTTTTCATTGCGTTTTTGTTTTTGATTGTTAGTAATTGCTTTGTTTTATTACACTGCAAATATAAGCACTATTTTTCATATATGCACCATTTTCCCATTGAATTTATCTATCATAGTAATAGATGGTGTCTATATCGTTTTCATAAATGCTATATTTACAGCGACTTACGAGCGCAAAAACCCCGAAAAAAAATTTCATCAGGGCATAAAAAAAAGAGGCTCATCTTGCGATAAACCTCTTTTTGACTTGACGCGCAACCGCTCAAAAGGGCGGCAGTTTCGTCTTTTTGTCGTCTCGAACGACTTCCATCAGTTTTAATTCCTGTATGGTGCAATTCGTGTCGGGACTTACCGCTTTCGCGACAAAACGCTTTCACGTCTATTTTCAATTCCTGTATGGTGCAATTACTAACAAAAGCGGTAATTAGCATCCCGACACGACAAAGGTATGCAACTTTTTGAAACAAACAAATTTTCTCGCAAAAAAAGAAGCGGCCATCTTCCCAGACAGCCGCCTCCAACAACCACAAAAACAAAGAACTTATAACTCACACGGGGCATAGGGGTGGAGTGTGAGCTTGACGCCCATACAGGTCACAAACTCATAGCCACCGCGCCCGTGGGTGTGCATGATCTCCGAGCAAATGCCCATGTTGTCGAGTTCCTCCTGAATCTTTTTCTTCACCGCTTCTACTTGCCGCGGTGTGATTCCCTTTCCGTTTGCGTGCTCATACATTACGCCGTGGATAGCGTTCTGCATTTCGCTTGACGCGCCTGTGGAAGACACAAGTCCATAAAATTTCACTTCTTCTCTTTTCTTCATCTTTTCGTTATATTAAGTTAAACAATAGGTGTCGCGTGTTTCAAATGGAAACTTTTTACCACATTTGTAGCGCGAACAAGAATTTGGTTGTCACCTCCTTTCAGAAACAGCTGACAGCCAACAAGAAACCCCGGCGGTAGGACGTTGGGGTTTTCCTTTGTTCCTACGCAAAGGAAAAACAGAGGCCATATGGCCAAAAAGGAAAGGAGGTGTAATAGATGACTGAACCTTGTTCGCAAAGCGGGGGAGCCGGGAAGCTGGTATTTTGCCGTTTCATTCGCAAGAATGGAAAGAAAATATACCCGAAGAACGGTCGCGTATTTCGCTTTTACGTGAAGCGTAAATCTGCGTAACCTCCCGTAGAGGGGTGTCCTACCACCCCTCTTATTTTAACCCTCTTAGCCGCCACGCTGCCCATATCCCGATAGCTCCGAGTGCCACCCAAAAGCCAACAATCTGCCGATGCTGCCAAGGCGTTAGCCTGTTTACTTCTCTTACAACCTCCACGGCGTAAGGCACACTGTCTACACGTGTAAAGCTGTCGATTCGCAGCTGCCACCGTTCCCTCCACTTCGTCACCTCTTTGAAGATGGTATCCCCGTCCATGTACATTGCCACGGTGTCACGATTATACACGCTATCGATGCGGACAACGTCCCGGTACTCCGTCTTCACCTTGTCCACGTAGACTGTTTCGACACGGGCGCGGCAAGAAGTCAGGAAGAATAGGGCTGCCGTCATAGCGATAGCTCCAAGCAAACACAGGACAAATATCTTATGCTGCTTTCTTCTCGCTGATTGCGCTTCCTTGCGCTCCAGCTCCTTCTTTTCAAATGCTCTCATAATGACCTTATATATTCAGTTATACCCTCCACATGCGTTCGAACCACTGCCTTTTTCCCTTCCGCGGAAAGCAGATAGGCCACATCTTCCTTATTGTCCATAAAGAAGTTTTCCGTCAGCACCGCCGCGCAGGCGGTGTTTCGCAGGATATAGAAGTTATCCTCCCAATCGGGGTCACCGTCCTGCATATCCTTTCTGATACGCTTACCGATGAGGTTTCTTTCCGCAGCACGATATAAGCAATCGGCCAGCGCGTCTGATTTGGTCTTTCCCTTTGTCGTGTACGCGCTCCATCCTGTAGCGTTTAGCCACGCACCGCCTGCACCTGCTGCATTGCAGTGTATCGACACAAGCAGACAGTTCGCGGAGCCGACCTCCGCGCAAACCTGATTCACGCGCTGAACGCGTGTAGATAGAGATACGTCCGATTCTTCTCTGACAATTCGCTCTGCGTCATAGCCTAAGCGTCTCAACTCCATTTCAACCGCGAGGGATATTTCCCTTGCGTATTTGTACTCCAATAGCGACCCATCAGGGGATCGCTTTCCGAGGGTGTTAAACCCGTGCCCGTTATCCAGCAATACTTTCATTTCCTTCTTTTGTTTGTATTTCTTGTGTCTCTTTCTTCTCTCCGTTGTATGTGCCTTTCTTTGGTTCGCGAATAGGGCACGGATCGCGGAAGCAAATGTTTGTCTCCGCAAACGTTGTGCGTGAGATCATTTCATCCAGCTTTCTCTGTAGCCCCAATATCTTACGCCTGTTTTCGGCCCTGTCATACTCAGCCGCTCTCTGCCCGTTCTCCAAGATGCGGATGCGGCTCTCTAACTCCATACGCCTCTCCCTCTCTTCGTAATACATCTCCTGCATCTTGAAGCGTTTTTCCATAGCCGCCTCGTACCTGTCGGCGGCGGAATCAGCGGCGTTTGCCACGCTCTCCACAGTATTAGTGGACGCTGTGATGGCCTCCGCGTTCTTCTGCGCACTTTCTTGCTTCCGGAACCGATAAGCATTGATGCCAAGTATTAAGTTCCCGATCATGCTCCCTGTTAGGGCAGTCAGGGCTATATTCATCCATGTTTCCCCCATACTATATCGTGCTTATTTGAAATATCAACATATTATTACGAGTCCCCTTGCGACATAAACATAGAGACCGTGCCGGCACGTCTCTAAGCGTTCCTACTGGAGAGCACCCCGTAACCGTAAGCGGCTGCCGTGCGTTGTTCTGCACGTAGCACATAAAGCCCTCCGGGAGAGAGGTCGGAAAGTCCATAGTCGTAGTGCGTCCGCTGCCGTTGTACTCCACCCAGCCCATCAGCTCGGTAACCGTGAAGGTAGAGGCTGAGTGCTTTGACGCGGGAACTATTTGGCCATTATGCTTGATTGTCCATGGCTCCTGTCCTCTCACTTGCTGCACCGCGCGCCAAATGGTGCCTGCCTCGTTGGGTGAGATATGCGCATCAAAGGCCGATACGTCCATCAATAGCCACCTGTGGCCACCCGAATAATTGACGGCAAGGAACGTTAGCGACAATGACTGGTTACAGTCTATTTCAGTCAAGGCGCGGAACTCATTAAGTCCCGTTACGTTCGGATTGATTCTATACCCCTTGCACCCCGAAAAGGTCTGGGCTTGGGAGTAGTAAACGAAGTTGTTGAACGGCATGCTTCCACCCGCCAAAACGCCCACCGAGCTTGTATTTTTTGTTGTGTGTATGTAGATGCAATCATGGAATAAAGCGCAATAGTTCAACGGCTCCGCCAACCGTGCAATAGTCACCTGCCTGTCCACGAATTTCTCAGGGCAGGGCAGGATAATCGGCATTTCGGAGGAAGTCAATCTTATAGTACTGCACACCTTTCCGCTCTTTGCCGCCGCTTGTTGTTCTATCTCTCCCAACACCTGTAGGTATTGTTGTGTGTTGGATATGAGAATAGATGGCACTTCCATACCGAAATTTTGTGTCAATTCGGCTATGGACTGTGTATGCTCATTGATAGTCTGCTCGTGCTGCGTTATTGCATTCCCCTGCTGGTTTATTTGATTTCCATGTTGATTGATAGACACTTCATGGGCGGACAACATGGCACTTTGTTCCGGGCTAAACTCGCCCGTATCTCCCTTTTCTCCTTTAAGCTGGACAGGAACTCCATCATTTATTTTCAGGCTGGTACCTACCCATTTAATGGGAGGGATAAGGTCATTCGGGTGAACGACGTATGCCGTTGAGCCATCTCCAGCCTCTAATTTTATTTGTGCAAACTTCACCCTTCCTCTGGTGTCCTCCGCGAGAAAATAGAAAATGCCTGTTTTTGTTTCCGTCAATGTAAAAGAGTGCTTTAGAGGAACCCACTTTGTATTATCTATTAAATCGAAATACTTAATTCCAAAAATATCCGTTGAGCTAATTCTTGGTTGGGATGGAGTATCTAAAGCAGACTTGGCCAAACATGATATTGTATAAGTTCCCGGTTGAAGTGTCATATTCTTACTTCTAAACCCCCAACCATATCCAACCTCTACGCATGGGTACATATCCTCGCTGTAGATGGCAAAAGAGGGGTCTGCTATCATGGAAAAGACCATAGGCTTCCCAAAGTTTGTTCCTTCTAAGAGGTTGGGACGAACTTCTTTTCCATCTTTCCCCCTGTCCGCTTCAGCTTCTATTCTTGTATATGTGTCTAAGGCATTTGTATATAAGTTGTGGGGCTTTCCTCCAGTCGTAGCTTCGCCAATTACTTGGAGATACTGTGCGTCTGTCTGGTTGCTTCCTGCCATAAAGCCGTTACACGCATTTCTTAGTGTCTCTTCCGCACCTTTGTAGGAAGTGAACGTGTTAAGGAGTTGAGCTTTAAGGGCATCAGGACAGATAGAGCTAATCTTCAAGTATCGCGCCTCTATTTCTTTTCTTTTCTTGGTTATGGCATCTATAAGGGCGGAGGCTTTAGCCGTGTTCTTCGTTATAATAGAAGAAGATAAAATGCTAAGGCTTGTGCTCTCCTCTACGTCCTCTGGAGCAGGTGACCACGCTGTGGCAATGTTGCCGACTTCTATCTTGACTTCGTGCCAAACAGTTGTGTAATCTGTAGAATCTTGATAGTCATTGCTTGAATACAAATAAGCTTTTTCTATTCTATCCTTTGCTATAACCGTTTGGCTTTGTGGGGTGTCTTGCTTATCAAAAAATAATACAGTGTGACTGCTTCCACTTCTCTGTAATAAAAGCCGAAATCGACCATCGAAGTTGGAAATAATCTTGCCTACCGATACGGTTATCTCCGTCCCTTTGTTTATGGGGGTTGGTAGAATCAAGACCTTGTATTTTCTCTGTACTATAACCTCTTTTCCGCCTCTTAACAAATTCACCCCTCCCACCGCTATATCATCAAGCGATATATAGCGAGGGTTCTCCCAATCAGCCCAGTTGAATGTGGCAGAGTCCACCTTTGCAGACACGATAGAACCTTTCTTCCAAACCTTGCCCGAAACAGAGAAGTTCGCTTCAAGCGTCCAGAAATCACCTTTTTTATACGCCGTCGGCTTCGACAGATAATGCGTTATCTTGCCGTCCACGGCTCCCTGAAGGGCCGCTATTTGAGCAAGCAAAGCCGCTTCTCCTCCGTCCGCAATGACCACCCACTTAAACACGCCGGGGCTTTCCTCCACCCACTTCCAAGAATAGCCTGCCTCCGTGCCGCTCTCTTTGGGCCGTAGGTCGGTGAAGGTGTCGTTTATGTGTCGCTTCTTGGACTCCGTGGTTGTCCATTCGTTGGCGGGGTAGTTGGCATCCGTTGGGATATACTCCCCGTTGAAGTGGCTGACCTCCCCGTCTATCTGTTTCTGCATAGCGTCAAGACGGGCAGCTTGTTCTATGATAGATTGGTTGATCGGAGCGAGGGCCGTGTTCGTGTGTTCGTTGGCAAGCTGTAGCGTAGAAGCGGACAACTGATTGGCATGCTGATTCGCCTGATTGAGTATGTCCTGCAAGCCACTAATAGCATCCGCGTTCACCCGATCCGTCAGCGACTTCTGCGACAATGCGATGGACTCCGCGTAATGCCCAAGCATGGTCTTCAGCTCGGTTACCTTTTCTTGCACGGCCACATCATCCCATTTCTTATCTTGTAGCAAGGCCTTTAGCGCGGTCATAGCCGCGTTTACCTTGCCCCTGAAGCCCAGCATCAACGCCTTTAGCTCTGCGCTCAATAGCGCGTGGTCTTTCAATGCGTCTTCCTGCTTATTCAGCTGTGAGATTTGCGAGTTATGAGAAGCAATAAACTGCTGAGAGCCTATAAGAGTCAGGGTCGATGCCGTCAGGTTTGTGAAATCATTGGCAGCACTTACACCTGCGCCAATGGCCGTGTTCACGTCTTGCATCATACCCAGCAACTTCTTCGCCTGCTTGGGCGTCAAATGGACGGCCTTATCCCCGTCCCTGAAAGATGATAGCGTTTTCACGTTCGCCAGCTTATCGTGGTCGCCGACGGGTGCCGGGACCGGTGCGCCGCCCTCAACGGTGATGCTTACACCTTTTCCTCCCTTTCCGTTTGTCCGTTTCGGCACCCTTGCCCTAACAAGGCTGTATTTATTTTGTCCTGCCATATGTCAGTCCTCTATTTCTATTTCCGTTGCCGTGTACTTATCTTTTTCCACCTCCACCATATCCAACTCGCTGCGGGCCATACGGCAGTCCTCCGATTCACCCACCACCAAATACCGCTTACCCTCTTCCAACCGGGGAAAAAGTCCCCTCGATGGGTCGTAGGTACCGCGTATACGGTTGTGCCGCTTGCTGTAGGCCGTAAAAACGGAATTGAGATACAGCTGTTCCAGCGTTCCGCCATGCTTGCCGCGACGGAAGCGGTGACTAAGACGTCCGCCGTTCGCGTCCGTTAGCAATGAAAGCGAATTTGGTAGCGCAAGCTTGTCGCTCGTAAACATCAGTGTTTCGGTATATTCCTCGTTTGCGTCAGGGTCAAGCCACGCTTTCAATACAAGATCTTCGTCCGATGGGGCGGAGCCGTCTTTGTTGAGTAGAGACACGTCCAGCCCACGCATCGCAAACGTCCTGAAAAAGTGCGGGAGCGGGTCGCCTGACAAGTCCGTTACATCTCCGGTTCCGAGTTGAAAAAACGGCCGATTCATGATACAAACCTCCAGCTTCACGCCCTTTGGGGGAAGCGGAAATACGAATCGATTGTTATACACATCATCTCCGCCATCGGAAAAGAACCAGCCCGAAGATTTTTCCTCGATAGGATTCCACCCGGTTATATCAAAACCGTTTTTCAAAGAAGACCCAAATTGCAACATGGCGTATTGGCGTTGCCCCTGCTGCATATTCGTGCTTATCTCCTCCCAAACCTGCTCGTTATCCAAAAACAGGTAGTCCAACCAGTTCTCCGCGTTTTCTCCGGGCTGTCGGCTGCATAATATCATAAGCCTGTTACCTGCTTCGTCACAGGCGTATATTTTTGCAATAAGCCGTAATACCTTGGCCTTTCCGTCTAACTGCTTCATCAACCATTCATAGTCTGCTGTGCCGCTATGGTGTACGTTGCTCTTTGTGTATGGTTGGTACATATTGTAGTTGATGGAAAACATAACCTCCAACGACAGCCCTAAATGGAAGTTGTCCATGATCTCCTGTGTCCGCACGGGCAGGTTGATATTGGCAACTCTGTAACAGCAATTCACGTCGCTTAACTGCGTTACGTGTGTCTCCATGATGGCCTGCGCGCGCGAAAGGTGGTTAGGGATCGGGAACGGCGTATAACCGCATTGCGGCTTCAATATCGGCGTCTTACCCATCCAAACCATTATACCACGCTCTTTGCTCCCCGCCGTCACGGGCAGCGTATTAAACACGTAAGAGCCGACATCGTAGGAAAGCCCCCATTCGGGCGTACCCGATTTGATTTGTTTGAGTGCGATATTATACCCTACATAGCTGCCCGTGGCGTTGATATTCGGCACGGCACACGTGTAGTCCGGCTCCTTGATGCGCTTGATTCCGTCCCCGTCGGGCATCAGCTCCGACCGTTCTTCCAGCGATACGGTTATCTCCGCGTTGTTATATACGCGGTCTACCCCCAATACGGCGTCCGCACCCTTAGCCTTTAAGGGCTTTGTTATCCACCTGCTTACCCCGTGTATATCGTATATCTGTATACGCCCGTTCCGTTGCTCCACGCGCAGGGTAAAAGGTCGGAGCACGGCGGCAAGCACCTCCAGCTCGTCCATTTCGTTGTCGCCGTCGGCGTGAAACTTGTCCAGATTGACGTATGTCTTCTCCAGACAACCTGCACCCCAACCCAGCGTAAAGGACTGCAAGCTCGATACGCTTGTCTCCGCGCTATGCCAAGATCGAAGCACCTGTACCGTCTCCGTTGTTAGTTCCTGCTCCTCCCCCGCCTGTACAAGTGCACCCTTTCGTATTTGCAGCGTGTCTTGTAGTTGTTGCTGCCACGGGTTATTGGGGTCGAATACACCCGGAGCATCAGGATCGTAGGGGTCGGGGGTTGGATTGGGGTATGATGGGTTTGGCGTAGGCGGTACGTCGGGTGGGTTGTCATTAAATACCGTGGACGCACTGATCTGCGACGGCACGATCGACGCCAAGCGTGTAGAGCAATTAAACACGATTTCGGGGCGCGGAATATCCGCTACCCAATCGCACTCAAAAGACGGGCGGAAAGCGTCCGACACGATGGCACGCACCAAGTCCGCCACGCTCATACGGCCACGAAGCCGAAACTTCGTACGCTCCAGCACGGCAAGGTCGTTGAATGTCAGCTCTGTTATATAGTTCTCTTTGCGGCTGTACGGCTCTTCGTACTGCTCCGGCTCTATACTTCCTATCCAATACAACCTTTTGTTCCGATACACGGCCAAAAAGGCGTCGCGGCCACCGGAGCTGTAGAGGTCGATGAAACGCCTGTCCGTGTCGCTCAGCACGCGCAACGTCGCACGAGAGCGCACGATAGGGTCGAAAAGTTCATCGCCTCGCCATTCTATGACCAGCGGATTCTCATAAGCAAGCCGAATCGGGGCGGCGGAGCCTCCTGCGGCCAGTATGTCCACCTGCCACTTTCCACCCGCCAAATCGGCGAAATAGCCACGATATTTGCAGCTATTCAAAGAGATATGATCGATTGCCATCTTACGTCCTCTTATTCCTCCGTCCTTGCTTTTCCAAAGCCACCACCAGCTTATTCATATCCATAGTAATGCGCCCACCAACGATAATAGGCTCCGACGTTCTCCCTCCACCATCTCCATTGACCATTCGCCACAATCTGGCTTGCTGCGAATGGTTAAGCACCATCTCTCCACTGTTAAGGCGGCTAAGCACTTTGTCTCCGGAGAAAGAATTGCCGGGTACAATACCACCCCCGGCGAACTTCGGAACGGCCAAAGCCGCCAGCACAGATTCCATGATGGCCACCTGCGAACTCGCGATGGCGGCTCCGGCAAATGGTATGGCTGCATGAGCGGCAAACATCAAAGCCCCGGCCTCAACCTGTGCGGCGGTAGCTACAGCCTTTGACGCTGCAACCTTAGCCCCGGCAGCCGTAACCTGAGCTGTCGCGCTCGTAGATGCGTTAGCCACATCTGTACCCGTTTTAGCGGCGTCCATGGCGGCCTCAACCTGTTTGGCGGCCGTCAAGGTTTTGATTACGCTTGTGAGCGTTGTGATCATCTGTATGACATCGGAAACGCCATCTGCCACCGTAGCCAAAGCGGATACAATGTTCAGAAACCGCTCAAATGGACTTATATCTTTGTCCGAAAATGCGTTTTTTATATCTCTGAAAGCCGATTGAAGGTTCCTCGCGAAAGAGGCACCTTTTTTGATATTGTCGAATATTCCACTCTGAAGTTCTTTTTTCAGCTTTCTTACGTCCTCTCTGACACGGGTTATACGTAGAGCTTCTTCGAGATTTTTCGATTTCTCTATCAAAGCGTCCAATTCGCCTTCGGCATCCGTCAATCCTGACGCAATTTCGTTCTCGAAATCTTTTATATGTGCCTTCAGGCGTTCCAGCTCTTCCGATTTGATCTCCACATCCGATTTTTTGTAATCGAATGTGGTATCACGAGCCTCCATCTTCGGTCGCTCCCTGAATTTACTTCGCTGCGCCTTTAGATTGTCCACATAGGCACGCTCTTCTTCGTTCAGGTCGGACAGTTGCCCTATACGCTCCGCCGTCGAGCGGTTAAGCTCGTCCATCCGCCTGTTATATTCCTTTTCGGATATAATTCCGTTCCTTTTCAGGTTGGACAGGGCGGTGGACTGTTCTATGTACTCATTCCTTGCCTTGGAAGCCTCCCTCTCTTCTGTTATCTGCGCTCTCGCATTCTTGTACGTTTCGTTCTCCAGCGCCTTTGTGCCCAGCAGTGCCCCGATCTTGTTGGCGGTCTCCTTGTTAAGCTCTTTGAGTTCGCTATTGTATTCGGCCTCCGTTATAAGGCCCAGCTCTCTACGATTATTTAGAGCTTTTAGCTGTTCGGCTGCTTCCCTTTCGGCTGCTTGCAGATCCGTTTCTTTTGCCTTTGCTTTCTCAGGCTCTTCTGCACTGTAGAGTCCGCGCGCACTATCCGCCGGTGGGTCCATCTCGGCTTGCCGTTTGGCAATTTCTGTCAGCTGGTCGTTGGATTCTTTCAGAATGGCCCGGAATTGGCGGAGCTTGGTGGCGTCTTCTTGGTATCCGCCTTCAAGTCCATTGCTAAAGAATCCCCAGAAGGTTTCTTTCATGCCTGCGGCGGCAAATGCATCTTTCACGCCTTTCTCCGCCTCAGAAAAAGCCCTCTCTCTCTTATCTTTACGCGTCTCTACACCACTGAAATTCCCGAATGAGCCATAACGCTCGGCCATAATGAGGTCTGACAGCCCATCGCGCGCTTCCCTCCGCCTTACAAGCGCGGCGGTGATTTTGTCAAAATTTTCTTTCCCCCCGTATTTGCCGTATATCTTCTTTACCTCCCGTTCTGCGGTATCTGATTCTTGTGCGTATCGGTCTGCCTTGGATCGAAGCTTGATAAGCTCCACCTGCTTGCCTATCTCAGCAGAGATTTCCCTGTTTGTTTTTAGTATGTCTTTGTCATGAGAAAAAGAGGTTCCGAGCGATTTATTTACCTGATCGATAAGTCCCTTTCTCTCTTTTGTGGCTTCGTTCGTTTTCTGCACTGCATCATTGAGGGCTTTTAGCCTTGCAGCTTCCTGTCCTCCCGTATCCGCTTCCGCTACACGGTCTTTGAACTCGTTGTATATATTAGCCAACTTCTTGGCTTCTTGGCGTGCTTGTATAACCTTGGTTATTATCCAAGTGATAGCAGTAAACACGGCCATCGGGAGAAATGACGCAAAGGCGGCCTTAATGGTGAGGGCCGCGCGCGTAAATGCGAGCTTGATGTTTGCCGCCGCAGCTCCCCACACGGTTCCCACATGAGTGGCGGATAAAGTCGCTTGTGCTGCAACAAGTACGCTCTGCGCTTTTATCTCTGCGTTCGCGGCTTGCCTCAACCTCATCTCAGCGGCCAAATACGACACCTTATTGGACGCGCTCGTGGCGGCCAGTCGGCTCTCAGCAGCCACGCGCCTCTGTGTGGCGAGCGTCATCTGCTGTTGCGCTCGCTCATATTGCCGCAAAGAATTCTCCCTCAGCTTCGCACCTGTCTGGTATTGCCCGTGCAAGAATCTGCCCAACCGCCCCCCTACAAGTGCGATCAAGACAGCGACAAGGCTCTCCGCATGACGCTGTATATTGTCTAAAGCGGAAGCCGTACCATCGACAATCGACTTTAGCTTTCCTTTTATGTCTAACCTGTCGGTCAGATCTATAAACTTGTTTTGAAGACGGCCAAACGACGTTTCCAAGTGGTCGGTATCCACATTCGGAAGCATGGACTCCATGTGTTCCGCGAACATCGGCAGCACATCTTTAGAAAGAAGCGCGCCTTTTTTCAGCAAAGCATCAAGCTTTTCCATCGGCACACCCGCCGCTCGCGCCATTGCCTCCATAGCGATTGGCACACGCTCTCCGAGCTGACGGCGAAGTTCCTCCGCGCTGATCTTGCCCTTGGCCATCATCTGACTGATAGCCATCATTGTAAGATTCGCCTCATTTCCACTAAGCCCAAATGCCGTCATGGCACGGGTCATTGACGAAAATATATGCCGTTGCTGCTCCATCGGCATTTTCACCGATTGAGCTTCAGCGGCGGCCGAGAACTTGGCGAATGCCCCTGTCAATGTATTCAGCTCTTGACCGTATTCATCGCTAAGGCTTATCAGATACTTTAGATTTGAGGCGTAGGCCCCTGCTCCGGTGGATATGTTTTTGAGGGCCGTACGGGCTTGGTTGGTCTCCCTCGCCGTGCTCACCATTTTAGACAGTAAACCGGATAGACCTATACCCCCTGCACCAATAGCCCCGGCAAAAGCCATGACGTTATATTGCATCGACCGTATCGACGCATTGATTTGAGCTACGCCGGACTTGAATCCATCCTGTACAAGCTTGACGGCAATAGCAAATGTTAATCTACCGGCCATTATTTCTTTTTATGAAAAGTGTTCTCGATAGCCTCGGCTATCATGATGTCTTCTTCTATCTCTTCGACACTTTCGACTGTTTTATCGATCTCCCACGGGAGGGGGATTATATCTTTTATGGTCTTCGCTTTTGAGATGTCGATGTGTGGCATAATCGTGTAGTAGGTAAGAAGACGTTGCATCTCCACGTTTTCTCGCTTCCTGTTTTCAATGGATCGTACCATGGAGGGAAGCTCCCATATGCCCATTTCATACATTACGTAGTGCGCATCTATTCCGTTGGCGATAATCATATAGGCTATATCGCTTACGCGGTGCGGCTTTTGGGTTTCTTCGTCTATTGATGCCGCCACCTCCTCGCAGCTGATTCGCACCTGCTCCGCCATCTCCATTTCCATCTCGAATTGTATCCTCATCGATTGAAATACGGCTTTTGACTTCAATGCCTCACGCATCTCACGGAGAGTGCATTCTTCACCTTTTCCGCCGATGTTCATGGCGTACAAAAGGGCCACGACATCTTCTTCGTCGTCCATCTTGATCTCTTGGTACGACTTGTTACGCAGACCTTCAAAAAGGCAAATAGCCTTTAGATTCAGTTTCAGGTGTAGCTTGCTCATACTTATAGTATGATTCTCCCAATACTTGGTACCAATCGATATTATGTATATTTGCAGTGTTTTACGTTGTTTCTCGACACAAGTCGCTAAACAAAAAGAAGGGTGCAACCGCGAGGCTGCACCCTTTCTGTTTTTGCTACCGGCCTTTACCCTCCGGCAGTGAGAGCCGCAAGGGCCGCGGGCGTTCCAACTTCGTTCCCATCACCATCTTTCAACGGGCCGGAGCCGTTGAGCGTGGCGGAGAATGTCGCATACTCACCTCTCGCGCTGCTCTCGGACACTTCTCCTACCGTCACATTGCCTTGGTAGCTAACCGCTCCTATGGCAATTTCTTTACCCGTCTGCTTCTCTGTGATGGTAAAAGCCGCAATCTTCATGTCCACCACGGCACCGGAAGCGGCAAGCTGCCGGAACAGATTTGCTGATGTATGCCCTTTTGTAACAGAGACAAGAGAATCCACTGTCACGTTCCACTTGACAGTACCCAGAACGGATTCCGAATACTTGCCCGAAAATTTGGAAGAAACATCTTCCTCTTCCGGAGAAACCTTGAAGTCGTGCTTTTTAGAGTAAGCGACAGGGTCTCCATTTAAAAATATCAACAAGGCTTCACCTTTGATGAGGTCTTTGCTCTTATCATAAGATTTTGCTTCCATTTCAGTTTTTTATTACGTATTCTAACTCTTGATAATACTTGCTGTCTACATAGTCCTCTATTGAACCTACCAGCTCAATAGATTCTCCGACCAATCCATATTCGACCATGGCACCGTCTCCGGTGTCAAGAGCGTTATCTATAGCTTTCGCTATAGCTACGGATCGGTCGTAGTCTGAACCGAAAACCAAAACCCCGACTGCACATTCGACGGAAACAGCTCCGCTGGCTTTCGTCCGTAACTTTTGGTAGGACTTCCGGTATACGATAACATGCTCACCTTCCGTGCCTGAAGGTGCGACTACCGGGTATATCTTTTCACCTACCAGCCCCCTCACATTGCTATCTGCCAGCAACCTTTGCCGGATAAGCGTTGTCGCATCAAAAAGACTGTCCATTATGTGTGCTTGTATATATATTCCCGTATTCCATCCAGAACGGCGTTTGCGGCCACTCCGCTATCCTCATCCAACGTTTGCGTCCAGAAGTAGTTGGCCGGCATGATACCACGGTATTTGCCTCTTTTTGTATACCGCTTCACCGTCCCCCTATCTACAAGGTGGGAGTGTGAACCTCCATTCACGCCACGAACGAATCCTGCCAGCGCGCCTTTACCCCTACGTTTCACGTACCGAGTAAAAGAGCGGTTGAGATTCCCAGTGTTCCTTCCGGAGTGCAGCAATCTGGCGGCAAGACGGGCACGGCCCCCATTCACAAAGATTTTGGCCGCTTCGTCCAGCCCTTTCCTGACAGCAGGGTCTGTGCCCAGCACCTCCATCTTTCCAAGTGCGGACTGCACCTTGTCAAGACCGAGCACGGTCGCTCCAACTTGTATCCCTCTCATTGATTGAGCTTCTTACAAGTTATCAATACTGTATTGCCGGCTGCCGGCTGCGAAAGGCTTATGTGGAAAGATTGCTCTTTATACACAATGCTTGTCGCTTCCTGCACAGCCTTGCAATCTCTGACCTGAAAGGTGATTGTCTCGCCGTCGAATTGCTCCCTCGCAGATATTCCATCTTTATCGTATGAAGGGAGCCATTTTACGACATGAGCGCGGCAGCGCATCAACACGACCTTTTGCACAGACACGAATCCCGACGCACTCTGCGTCCGACGTTCTGCTACAAGATCTATTATGTGCTTTAATTTCCCGGCCCTCATGTCTCTTTTCTGTACGGCATAAACAAGGCTGCTAATGTAAACGGGACTTCTACGGATCTCACGGGTGCGTCACCCTCTCTGTAGGCATAGAGCTTGCCTATGGTGATTTTGATAGCATGCACAAGGCTTGCCGGAAGTGATCCGTCTTTTTCGAGGTCTGCCAAAGGCTGATTCACGAAGTTTGCAACGGCGTCTTCCGCCACTGCTATCAAAGATTCGATATAGGCATCGTCTTCGTCATGCTCTACGACGAGATGCTTCTTTGCCTCTTCAAGGGTGACGTACATGCGATTAGGCTTTTTTGATGCAGGCGAAAGCTTCGCTTCTAAGAACCGTGATGTCGAACTCGGCGTTGAGGATAAACAGCGTTTTATCCTCTTTCGCTTTCGTGATGGGGTCGATAACAAGCCTTGTCTGACCGAATTGGCACATTACGGTGTAATCGAATACACCGAACAACAGCGCATCGTCTGGCATGTGATTTGTCACAACTGCCGGGTAGCCGTTCATGACCCCGTTTTCGAGGATCATCTTCGGACTACCTTTTTCAATCGGAGTACTCTTCAAAGCGGAGTACATCTTGGTTCCCATCACATAGGCAGCAGAGCGGCCGGTAGGGTCTACCTCCTTGCCGAGCACAGTCCCCTCCAAGTTTACCACATCTTTATTGGTAACACCGGCAGCGGCGGCATAGGTGCCGGCACTCGCAAACGCAATAGACATGGGGCCATCGCTCGCTCCGGCGAGTTTGGTCTTCGAGAAAGCCCACTTGTTAAGCAGCTGCCCGACAGCCGCGCCGATGCGCTCAAGAATAACGCGCTTCAGGTCTATATTGGCCTGATTGATGGCTCTGTTCGTGATGGGGATGGCAATACTGACACGCTTGGGGTCTGCCTTGATCTTGTCAATGGCAATTTTAGTGTCAGATACTTCTACACCCTCGCCCAGAATGGAAGCCTCAACGGCGGCGACGATGGGCCAAATAGGCTCTCCCTGTACATTAGTCATCATCTTGACGCCGATGCGGTCGAGCACCAGAGCCTTTTCAAGTGGCCCCAATATCTCCTGAAACACATCCGGGATAACGGCCGTTACATCTGTGGACATGGTCGTACCTGCCGCACGCTTGCTCACATCGACCATTTGACCGGAGTTCACCGCTTCTACGGCGAGCGTCCGCAGGTCTACACCATCCTCCGGCTCCTGCTTTCCGGGGACGGAATAGCCGGCCACTTCCAACTCTCGCAGCTCGATTTCAAGCTTGCGTTCTTCAAGCTCGCTCTCTTCAAAAGAGCGCAGCTCTTCATCAGTAAGGGCGCGCTTTTCCGTTTTTGCCTTTTCAATCAAACTCCTGCGACCTTCTTGCAGGTTCGCAATCTGGTCAAGAATTTCTTTTTTCTTTTTTTTCATATGCTATATCATTGAATGTTACCGTCTCTTTTTTACCCTCTCTTCCAGTTCTCCATAATACGAAGACATGTCGTCGGGAACATCTTCGTCCGTAGGCGCGGCCAAGCTCCTTGCATCTACAGATGTTTGTAGGTATGCCGGATCTGACGTAATGGTTACGTCGAATATCCCGTCGAACCTTTTAATTGTTCGACGCCACATTTTTTTGTCTGACATCCACTCTTTCTCTACGCAGCCGGCCGACCGCGCAATAAATGCAAAAGAAGACCCTCCGATGTCTCCTCTACGGATCAGCTCCAGTGCATCGTTGCCTTCTTGCGTGTTCGGGGCATCAAAACGATATTTAAGACCTTTGTCGTCTACCGTGAGTTCCAACGTGCCACAACCTTTATTGCTTCTGGCCAGAAGCCTCTCGCGATTGTGCTCCATCAAAGCCTTGATGTCACACCGCTTCAATAGCTCTTCTGTAACGGAAGATTTGTCTATGACCTCGACAAACCGCTCATCTGACCAAAAGTCAACCATCACTTGACTTTCAACGCCGAACACGATAGCATAACCCTCTATCGTGCGGCTCTCTCCGTCTATTTTCGGTGCAGCATCTCCGCCAACACTGCGAATCTCATAAACAGTCTTTTCTGCCATATATTATTCCGTTTTATTATTAGTGCCCGATGGCGGCGTTTTGGTACCACTGTCTTCTCCGCTGATCTTTGAGCTTCCGATTGGGGCAACATTGCATGAAATAAATGTGACGTCTCCACCATCTACCGGCTTTCTGTCCTCCATTTTGCGCGCTTCGTTTGGTGTCATCACACCGCTCTCTATTTGGGTTTTAATGTATTCGGCACGCGTCTTTATATCAGTTGTATATACACTTGATCGGTCGTACTCTATTCGATAACGACGCTTGACGGCACGACTCCCGAAAACAAGCTTTACATAGAACTCGGATTCTATCTTTCTCAAAAGCGGCTGCAGGGTCTGCATCAGGAAGGTAATTTGGCTGTTTTCCGACGCTTTGTAGTTGCTGTTTTGTGCTACAAATACCATATCGGGGTGAACTCCAAAGAACCGGCAAATACTGTAAGGCGAAAACATGCGATTTTCAAGCAGCTGTGCGTCTACGGGTTTTATGTCTATCGGAGAGAATGTGACAGCCCCCGGAAGCCTTATGATGGACTTGTCGGAATCCAACTCTCCGGCCAGCCGCTCCGCCACTTCTTCGACGGCCTTGTCTTGCAGATTGCCCAAACCTGACACAACATTCCCGCCGGACAAAAAGCCGCGCTGTTTGTTTCCACGCATTAGGCCGTCCAATGTTTGCTGATCTGCATTTGCGGCGAGAGATAGGGTTCGAGCTGCATATTCGATAGTAGAAACACCCACATACCCACCGTCCAGCGATTTATTGCGGATATGGATAATTTCATCTGCGGCATAATCTCTACTATTGCCCGAAACCGTATCGACAACGCGGTACACGTTGGCTTTCACGTCATAGTTTACTGCGGATGGATTTAGCAGATACATACGCACCAAATCTCCGTTAGCAGAGTGCATCGGATATATATAGGCGTTTCCATGCAGCAAATAAGAGGTGATGGCATTTTCCATCAGATCATAAAAAGTCTGCCTTTCATTGGCGGCACCTGCGAACAAATCATTGGCGGCATGGTCTTCCATCACTTCGAAGATCTCGCCGTTCTTTCTTTTTACATATAAGGGCATAGACGCTATAGTGCCTGACAATATCGCCACACAGCGATACACAACATCGAGACACATAGCCTGATGCGGGCTGCGAACGCTTATGTTTTTTCCAACAAGACCGAACGCCGACAAGAACTCAAGACTATTTACGTCGTAGTACCTTTTCTCCCTCCGGAATAACCTCATTGCTTTGCGTAGATTCATATGATCGTCTTTAAGTTGTTTAGCATCCAGAAGCACATAACATTGGTAATGGCTCCATCTATTTTATTGTTTGGGCTGTATTTAATTGGCTTTCTGTTTTCAAGCCTGTCTTCGTCTATTACGGCGTTGTTGAAGCAATACGCGGTGATGGGATTCGGATCGAATGTTATTCTCCCATTGAATAGGCTTAACTCGAAGCTCTCTACGGGAGACGTGAATGCTCCATAGGTTTGCGGGATTGGGTATAGATAGGACGGCCCTACGTTAGGCGTCAATTCCAACTTCTTCACAAACTCCAGGGATTTGTATGGGTCATACCCGATACCGAGTATAGCAAAGGGCATGGACAGTATGTCGTTGATGATCACATCGTAATCTATCGTCCTGCCTTGTATGATCTTCATATGCCCAAGCTCTACCCACCGGCGATACAGCTCTGAATTGACATGCCCCGTTAGTGTTTCCTCCGGTATATAGAAGAAGGTAATTGAGTGAAACGGGCACATTACGCCATTGACATGCCTGTCTGGCATATATAGCATATGGGTAACGGCGGAGAAGTCGTCCGACACAGACAAATCCACAGTCGTTACAGCACGCACGCCGGTGAGCCGGTCGTATTCATAAGCTCTATAATTAGCGGAGATATTATCCGCTGTAATCCATTCCTTTTTTGCGTCTTGAGCAAAGATGTTTAACAGCTTATTCCGGAATTCCTTCATGTTGTCGGAAGTAAGCTGCGCCTTTTTCCACTCGTCCTCGTAGAACTCCAGCCTACATGTAACACCGAGATGAGGCTGCACCTTATACCACGTGTTTACATCTCCCTCTTCATCGTCTACGTCTGGTTCGAATATGTGGGCGAATATGCTGTCATTCTCTATCTCTCCACGCAATATCGCCTTATAGGCGTCCAACATTTCGATAAAAGGCGTGTCCCTTTTGGACGAGGCGGTGGTTATGGTTATCGTAAGGGGATTCTCACGGGCACCCATGGAGCTTGTCAATACATTCTTCAAATCCGCCGATTCCGATTGCGCAAATTCATCCAAAATAACAACGGACGCGTTAAGTCCGTCCAACTTGTCAGCTTTACTGGCGAGACATTCCACAAAAGACGTCTTCCCTCTTTGAAGATTAAAAACCTTTTCCCGATTCACCTTAAATCTCTTCATGGCCGGGTCGAGGTTTTTAAGAACGGATTGAATAACCTCGAAACAGATGTGCGCTTGGTTGTAGCTGTTAGCTGCGACATAGCTCTGAGAGTTGGCGTCTCCGAACAAAAGATCATCCACAGCCAATGCGGCTACCGATGTTGTCTTTGAAAACTTTCTTGGCAGGAACAATAAAGCTTCTCTTATGACGCGACGGCTACTGCCTTTATGGTAGAAACCTAAAATGTTCGTGAATTGGAACACTTGAACGGGCGTAAGCTTGTATCGAGTGGCTCCTTTTACTCCGGGGAATTTGAGAAACTCATACACGGCTATAAACTTCTTCACCTCTACATCCCGAAGTTCATATTTGCCGTACATATAAAAGAACCGCTTGATAGACAGAATCTCGTACAAATTGTGCCCGTCAGGGTTAAGAATGACCTCACCTATATATTCTGATAGCCGCTCATCCAGACGGTTAAGACGCGGATAGGGGATCTTCTTTTTTTGAAGCTCTTTGACCGCTGCCACTTTAAGACTCCTTAATATCTCCGGCTCTATTATTTTCATAGACTATAGCTGCAAGCTTTTTATTAAGCACGTCCAGCTCGTCTGAGCTGGCCAGAGTGGAAGATTTTACTGTCATCGTGAGAGATTCAAGCACGGCGCGCAACTCTTTGCTGATCTCGATATAGAGAGCGAAAGCAGGATTCGCGCGCTTCCGTTCGGCTCCCTCGCGAGATATTTCGGTAGACAGTGGGTCGCATCCGGATATAGCCTCCGAATAAATCTTATTTCGCATATACAGGAGCTGCACACACGAATCAATGAGCGCATCGAAAGCAGGGCTATATACACCCAGTACCTCCAACACGCCCCTAATCTGTCTCGCCGATTTCTGATCGGGTGTCTCCGAAGCTGGACTCTCAGACTCTGGATTGACAGCCGCGCCGACCAACTTCTTCGGTCTGCCCCTTTTCTTCTTTTCAACCTGCCCGCCATCTTCCTTGTCTCCAATCGATTGTGGTGCCTTTGTACGTGTTTTTTGTTTTTCTCCGGCACTTTTTTCGACTTTGGGTTTCTTTTCACCCGTTTTCGCTTTGACAGACGCTTTTTTTCTCCGTTCCTCTGCCACATTATTAGTGGCAAACCCGTTACGTTTGGTACCAAGCCGATTAACCTGTTACCATTTCTCCGCCAAAGCGTTCCGTAAACCGAACTTCAGGAAAATACAGATGTTTGCTGATGGCCATTTACCAATACACAAACATTACTAAAATTGACACCCCCCAAAAAATACGACCCCAAAAACAAAAAAAACACGCCCCACCGCCATACCCCCACCGACCTTTCACGCCTCGCGCACCTAAAGGGGAGCAAGGGGAGGTTAAACACGGCCCTTCCGCTCCCAGAAAACACCGCCCCCGCATTGTCATTATTTAACAAATGGCAAAAAGAAAGCAATGCGTTAATAACCGTTAAATATCGGACGCATTATGTTGCTATTCAGCTTGTTACATGTTTGCACATGTCAAATCTTTGTCAAATCTTTGCAGCGTCGAAGAGACACAACAAACAACGTAAAATGAAAAAAATGAAAAAAATGGAAAAAATGAAAAAATTTAGCGACTATTGCAGGGATTATATATGTGATCGCATACACGATCACGTTGGACGCGTGCTATACACGTGTGACATAGCACACGAAATAACGCTGTCTGCAAACATAGACGGATCAGCAACGTATAGCGCAAGCAAAGCATCTGAATATCTCAAGTGCTGGTGGGATGACTGCTCAGAGTTTGAGCGCTATTGCAAAGAAACATACGGCGAATGTAGATGGTCTGCTTTCACGGATAGCGAGAAGTACATGGTCTGCATGATCATTGCAGGCGTTGAATCGCTGCTCAATCAATGCGAGACAATACAATCTCAAGAAACGCTACAAATAACGTCTGACATTGCAGACAAGATCATCGACGAATTAAACGGAAAAAATGTAAATTTCTAAAAAAAAAAAAACGATGTTACGATCAGGACAAATAAACGAAATGAGAGTTTCGCATAGATTATGCGAGAATCTTTTGAGTAGCGACGTTGTCAAAAAAGACGGCTCTATACAAAAAAGGTACGAAAAGGTTATGTTGTGCCTGTCAGATGCACACATAAAGAAGGCGCATCTGACAAGCAGTAGCAAAGCAGGCATTGATGACAGCTTGCACAAAGCTGCTCTGAAACTCCTTTGCGCGCTCGGATTGCGCGCTCGGATTGGTAACGACGCTGCACGAGGGGGGCGCAGCGGAGATTATATTATGATCGACGACGCAGATTGCGCGGACTATGCGGCGTTTGTATCTTTTTTTACGAGGTACAGCGCTGTAAACGGATGCACAAAGTCGCATCTCTCAATCGATGAGATAAACAAATATCTAAAAATGTTAAAAAAATAAAGAGATGAAAATAGAGAGTATTTACAAACAGGGTTACAGCGATCAAGAAATAGGCGATATGCTAATCTCTGATCCGGACGTGCTGAAGGTCGATGGCTATGCTATATTGATAGTAAAAGAAGAAGATCGATGGTTGCACACAGGCGATTCCTGTGATTTAGACATAATAGAATCTGTCCTCTCTCGATTCGAGAGAGGAGAACTGAAAGTATCAGACGAACAAACACTTAAAAAAAGCGAAAATTTTTTCGCTCATAGAGGTGGGTCTGGTTATATCTATTGCGTGTACGACATCTGA